CCACATTAATCACCTATCCTTATACATAAGCGGTAGGCAATTGATTTGAAATCATTTCCGAAGATTTTTCGCTATCATAATTCAATTCTTCTCTTGCGGCAGTTTTAGAGCCATTATTTCCGTCTATACTAATATCTTTTCCAACAATAGATACACGTTTATTTACTTTTGAAACCTCTCGTTCTTGATATGATTGTTTCATAAATGCACCTAGTGTATCAATAACATATCTATCAAGTTTTTTGTCAAAAGAAAGTGTATCTGTATCAAAATTAAGTGGGTCTAGTTCAACGGAATATCTTCCAATTGCTTTTAATAACCATTCTAATTCGAGTTCTTCTGGGATAATACTTTTATCTTGAAAAGAAGCTTCAAAACTTTTAAACACGTCTTGTGCTACTGTATTACCCATAAAAACACCGCCTTAATTACTGAACTTTATATCCAGTGTATTCTTCAATAAAACGAATTTTTGAATAATCATTTAGCTTTAATCTTTTAATTGCTTCAATTACAGCAAACTTTTCAGCTCTTGTATAAATATCTTCTGTAAAACGCTTTTTAAATGCTTCTAATGATTTAATTTCAAATAATTCGCTAACCTTAGAATCGGAAAATACATTTTGTGTAGTATTTTCGTTTTCAAATTCTACTTCTATTCTTGTAGCCTTATCGTCTATATATAATGTAGCGTGGCTACCAACACCATCAACACCAGTAAATAACTTGTTGCCACTTTGAACTTGTCCAATTATCTCATTTCTTGATAATCTAACACTTCCATTTGGAGCAATATTTACGTCACCGATACCTTCAACCTTTCTTGCAAAACCAGTATTCCATCCGGCAATACTTTTTACAGTTACTTTTGCATCAAGATTTAATTCTTCATGAATTTCAGGTGTTGTATAATCTTCTGACTTTTTTGCAGACTTTTGTACTTTTGTTTCTGCCATTTTTTCAATACCTCATTTCAACTATTTTTAATGATTTCAACTAAAATCGTGTTTTACTTTGTTATACGATTCAATTATTTTATCTAACCTTGCGGATTTCTTAAAAACCCAATATCTCTTGCTACTTAAAGTGTTTATTTTTGAAGCATAACACTTTTCGCCAAAGGCTGAAATATAGTGGAATAATTTTAATGAATAACAATAAAAATTATCTTTGTTTTCCATTTTAAATCACCTAATATTAAAAAAGTAGGGTATAGATAACTCTACACCCTACATTTCAATATAACAAAAATTATTCGCTTAATCCACCAACATTGGTATCATAAATTGTACCAATCTTGTATTCCTGTCCTTTAGCAACGTCAACGCCGATTTCAAGGTCGAAACGTGTTTCAATCTTACCATTCTTAACGTTGTTTCCAGTGAATGATGTTAAACCACCACGTGAATATGTAGCAATAGGAGACTGTGCGCCGGCAGGGATGATGAAACCAAGACCAGCAGGAAGCAATGTCTTAAAGTTTGAACCATCTTCTGTCAAATTATATAAATCATATGGATTTGGCATTTCTGAAAGAATAGCACCATTGTACATAGAAAGAGAACCATTCTGTGCAATTTCATTCATAGCCTTTTCTGAAATACCTGTAATTGTATTAGTGTTGATTGAACCAACATAACCAGCCCAAGGTGTGAACTGTGAAATTAAAGCATAATCAGCAACAACTGTAGGTTTACCAAAACGTCTAATCTGTGTAAGAGCGTTATCCATAGCTGTCTTTGTTAAACCAGCTTCTTCAACCATGTACTTAACACCTGTTGCAGCTTCGATTGCCTTATAAACACGATTAACAACTGCAAGTAAAGCACGGTTGCGAATATCAGTTTTAACCTGATTCATTCCCTCGTTTTCCTTAGACATATCACCAAGTGCAACTCTACGATAATCTACAGCATAACCACCAGATACAGTGAATGTAGAAACCGGATAAGTTTCTTTAGTGATAACAGGGAATACAACGTCACCGTTTGCAGCCTGTTCACGTGAACGTTCACCGCTGTGTGTGTAAATTTCACGTTCAATTGTTTCATCATAACCTACAGGAGTATATGTACCGAAAATACCAAGTAATTTCATTTCCTGCATAACAGGTGTTTCGATTACGAAACGTCTCAATGTGTTAAGTTCTGCTACAGCATTGAAATCGCCATTTTCTGCACGAACACCTAAGTCTTTAATATAATTTACTGCTTTATCAGCCTTTGCTCCGAATTTTGAAAGTTCTTCACCATTTACCATAGCAGAGAAAATTTCAACAACAGGAGACTGCTTCGAGAACTTGCCACTGAAAACATCAGCATCTTTACGCAAGTTATTTAATTCATATGTAGTATTCATTATAGTTTAGCCTTCCTTTCCTTAAAATTACGCTACAACGACTTTAACCTTAATTGCTGCTTCTGTAAGAGTAACTTTATCAGTAACAACGAAATGTACACCAGCAGCTTCTCCAGCTTTTAAAGTTCCATCTTCTGCAACAACTAAAACGTCATCTTTGTTGAGTGCAGCAACTCCGCCTGTAACGTGTTTACCGTCAACAACTAACTTCTGACCTTCCCATGCTTTTACAAGATAACCATTAAGGTATTCTCCAGCAGGAATTGTAATATTTTCTCTATAAGAGTCATCGCCAACAATAGTATTAGAAACTAAGTAAACATCGCCTTCGTCTGTGATGAAACTATAGTTAGCAACGTCTTTGTCTGATTTTAAAACCGGATTAATCTTTGCGACATCCAACATTCCAAGTGTTTCAACTTTAATCATTTAAAATATCCTCCTTTTAAAATTAAAAAATATTTGTATCTTCTGTTGCAGGAACGGCAGTACCTACTTCACTGAAAATATCTTCAATATTAGATTTTGCCGAATTCTGTTCAGCAATTACTTGTGTTTCTGCTTCTTTTGCTTTCTTACCAATACCTTCCCAAATCTTATTTACAACAGAATTGATTTCAGATGTAATAGGTTCAGCATTAAAAGCATCAATTTCAGCTTGTGCATAAGCCTTTTCTTCATCAGAGAAAGATGCAATGGCAGAGTTAAGTTCATTTACTCTTTCAGCAGCTTTAGCCTTGCCAAGTTCCTCTCTAAGTTCTTCAAGTTCAGCATATAAGCCATCTAATTTTGCATATGTTTCTGAAAGTTCTTTCTGTGCTGCATCAAGAGCTTCCTGAATTTTTGCTGAATTAGCAATAGCTTCGTCTTTTTCGGCTGTAACAGTTGCTACCAACTCATTAGCTTCCGAAACCTTTGCATTAGCTTCTGCGATTTTTGTTTCGCATTCTTCTTTGCATTTATTAATTTCCACTGTATGAGTAGACATTTCACTTACAGCCTGTGTAACAATAGATTTTACTTCCATATCTGTCATTTCGTGTAGTTCCTCCTTACTATTTAGTTCCAAAATTTTTGCGGTTTGGTCTGCGGGTCTTATACCCAAAAGAGCGTAACCAGAATGTTCAAAAACTGTTGGAATTCTGCCTTTATCTTTATAGCCATATTTGTATATGATGCCATCATTATCATCTGTTTTTAATATTTCAACACTTCCATTAGGAGCATCACCGTTGGCTAAATCTTCTTCTAACTTTTTAACAAAGTTGTTGTAACAAAGGGCATCAATTTCACCTTCACCTATGCAGACTTTTTTTGTACCTTTTTCAGTTTCAATATCTTGAATATATCCTTTAGAAAAAGTTCCAATAACAACAGCGTTTTCAAATATAGGCAAACCATCTATAATTTCGGTTTCCCCATGTCCGCATAATTCAGTTCTTTCTTCGTCAAGAAATTCACATCTTAAACTCATGCCTTTGATACTAGGCAGTGCTTTTTCACAGTATTCTTGAATCCATGTGATTCCGTTCTCATTGAATTCAGTTCCCACTTCGTTTACTTCGTCAATGCACGAATCCGGAAAAATTTCGTACAAAATAGCCTTGAATTTCCTTCTGCCGTTTTTAGTCTTTCGACTTGAAATTTCAAACGTTTTCATACTTATTCACCGCCTTTCGTGGACTTTGTATATATAAAAAGAGAGTTATCAAAAGACAACTCTCCATTTACCATAAATTTATTTGTTATCACTTGGGCTTGGTAATGCGTTACCATTATTAGCCTTTGATTTTATTGTGTTTTCAGTTGGCTCGTCCGTTTCCGGTCTGCCAGGTTTAGCATCATCACTTGATAAGGTATATGATGTTTGATGAGGTTGGTATTTGTCATAAATGCCATCAGCTATTTCCTGGTCTAACAATGCAAAGAATACTTCTGGAGCTATGCCACAAGCAGCACTCCACAGTGATAAACTACCACAGCCTTGTAAATATAATTCTTTTGCATAATTAACCATTTTTGTCTTATTAACATGAGTGATAGGCAAATATTTGCATTCCACCCAATTTGTGTTATCTTTGATAACATTAGCTGAAATACATTTATTTAATTCTGTTTCTATTTGTTCTATCCATTGAAAAATTTGCGCACTTATCAACTCTAAGTTGCTTTCTTGGCTAGCATATGTTCCACTACCAACACCATTTAACAAAGAACCAGCAACGCCTAAACCTAGTGCAATTTTATCATTAAGATTTGATTCGTATTTATCATCAAATATATCTGTATTACTTGCATCAATTGAACTTATTTTTGTACCGGCGGCAACAGAGAAAAATGAAATTCCGCCTCTATTGTTTTTGTTCATTACTGCACCTTTAACGGCATTGTGTTGATTTTGTTGCTGTGCTTTTGTTAAAGCAGAAGTACCCTTATCTTTTCCTTCAGGAAAAGTCTGATAAACAATTCGATTATTAATTTCATCTAATATATTTCTTTTAGTTGATGTAAAATAATCTCCATATAAAATATCATTTATTGCAGCAAGAACCAATGGGCGTCCCCATTTTTCATCACGTTTACTTCTCACTTTATGTACAATTGTTTTTGTATTATCTAGCACAACCCAATTTCCATTTGAATTATCTTTATTATGGTATGCGTCTCTAATTTCTTTAGGATATTTACGTAATTTTTTTTCAACATCTTCACCATTTGCATCTGTAAAATAATCTAAATTAAACGCTATAACATATGATGAATTTTTCATTCCAACTATTCTTGTATAATCAACTGGCAGAGATATTACACTTGCATTGATGCCTAGTTCATTAATTTCTACAATTGTATTAACATCATAGTCTGTCATAGTTTTCTTATTAGATAAAGGTCTTGAAGTTGTTTCAAAATAATAAAACGCAATACCCTCTACCATACCTCTAAAGAGAGCATCACGCACAATTTCCTTATCTTTTATTAAATGCAATACGGATTCCATAAGATTTTTATTCTTTTTCTTTTTACTTGCATTTTTACCATGTGGAACAATAACTTTATCAAGTGTTGGCATAGCTGCCATGTAGTCAACTGTATTTGTATATGTTCCATTTGTTCCGTATAGTGTAAGAGATAATTTCCTTAATATATCATTACAATTGATTGGGTCTTTTACTAATTCAGCTAATTGTTCCGGCGAATATATATCGAATATATCTAAGCCAAAATAATAATTTGATAAAGCTTGTGAACTGTTTAAAGAACAAAACTCATTTGTTGTATTCTCTGCAACATTATTTACTTCCACTACCGGATTTTTAGGAGGACGCCCTCTCTTTTTAGGAGTAGTGGGAGCAGAAGTTTTTTCTGACATAATCATCCTCCTTTCTAATTTATAAATACAGTAAATTCATAATCATCATTTACGGAAACTAAATCTTTTTCAAGAGCGGATGCAAACCATGAACCATAAGAAATAGAAGTATATCTATCCTTACGATTATTACCTTGTTCTTTAATAATAACAATTCCAGTTTGCTCTTTTTTCTCATACATTAAACTTGTTGTTTCACTTATGAATGCTTGTGTTTCCAAAAATGGTGATTCAAAGAAATTTTGAATATCTGCATCTGGTGAATTAATGTAATCTTTATAATTTGGTAAAACTTCTTCACTTGCAGTTTCAAAACTTACAAGTAAATCAATTTGCTGTTCGTTTAATACACGTCTAAAATCCATAGCAATATCACTATTTAATTTCTGTGTTGCATTAATGACAAAAATACACGGATTAGCTCCTTCGATTTTAATTCTGTTTGCAACCGAATCATCGTTCATGCAGGATAGGGGAGTGTACTCTATATCTCTTTCATCATCATACATAATTCTTGCCAACATATCATAAATTGCAATACCAGCATTACGTAAGTCTAATACTATATAATCTGCACCAAAATCTTCATATAATTGACGAATTCTTAATGCTTGCTTTCCAGTATCTCCACCTTGAACTGATTCAAGATATGATACAATTCTACGATAACCATTATCAATTTTTACATCTGCTGATGATTCACGATTATATGTAGTACAATCTGGCAACAATCTTATACAACTGAATATAGAGTTATCGTTTTTCTTATTTTCAACGAAAGCCATATCACAAGAAACTATTCGGATTTCACCATTTTGCTTTAAAATGTCATATGGATTTTTTCTGTTACTTTTAACATCAAATGATGACCTTGGATAAAAAGGTCTTTTGATTTTTTGATTTTGTTGTAACATACTATATGTAAAGAATGCGTGTTCATTTTCCTTAACACGTTCATTTAAAAACTCAATTCTCCACGTTAAGGGGTCTTGTTTTTTCTTCTCGGTCTGGAAATAACGCATTGATTTTATGTTGTGTTTTAATGCGATAGATTCGTCAAATGCTAATAAACAAGATGCTTTATTGTTCATCATATCATCATAAGCTTGGTCAACAATATCCCACATCCAATGTCCATTATCAAGCCAGCTAGAACTTATATAAATATCAACAGTTTCTTCTTGCAAATCTTTATTATTTGCATAAAACTCATCTTTCATATAAGGTGTTTGTCTAATAATCTGGAAAGGAGAAAGAATACTGTCATCAACACTTTTTTTGATTTGTCTAAATTCTTCTCTTACAATAACATTTGAACGATAACCACGACCATTTTCACTTGCAGGAACAACGGTTATGGTGCTATGATTTCTAAAATATACAATTACTTCATTTTGGTTATCTTTTACTCTTAATATCTCTTTTCTTAATACCGGAGATAAATTCATTAATTCTTTTTGAATTTTTTCAGATACAAGAAGTTTCGATTGTCCTTTTGTTGAAGAAGAAAGGACTATTAATGAGTTTGGATATAAAATACATCGGCAACAAGCATATAAAGCTATAACAAATGATTTTGCAGATGCACGACTGGCAATAACAACAATGAATTGATTTACACCCATTAAAAATAACATTATAATTTGATATAGATGTAATTTAATTCCTAAATAATCCATTGCAAATCTATGTAAATTTCTTCTAAAAAACGTTACCCATTGTATGAAATGGTCTAAATTTTTTTCATTTCCGAGAAATGTATTTGAAGCAAATTTTTTATATAATTCACTTTGGCGTTCATCTGCATTGCGGTTTTTATAATGCTTATGACTTATATCATTCTTCATCGTCATACTCATTACTATCACCTTCATCTTTTACAAAGAATTCATAATCTCTATCCTTTGTACCATGCATTAAATTCCGTAATGGTCTTAATAAAAATCTATCTAAATATTCGCCTAAATCATCGTGGTCTTTATACAACTGTTTGTTTTTATAGTATTCTGCCGGAGTATATTTTTCAATTGTTTCAGCATTTACTCCAATTGTAAATTCCTCATCAATATTAGCTTCACGAACAGTTTTTAATCCAGCTGTTGTAAATGATTTTCTATAAGTTTCTGTAAGCTTATTATAATCATCAACTCGTCCTTCTCGCACAGCTTTCATTTGCTGCATCTTTGTATAACATAAATCTGTAATGAATATTTCAGCATTACTATCACATTGTGGATTGGCACTCTTTAAGAATTTATAATGAGAATTTAAAACATCATAGTCTATAGCTGATAATCCGCCGCCCCAAGTATCAATATCTTTTGGGTCAATTTGAGGTTCATCACTATCCTCATCAGTTTCTTTAAGTGGAGTAGTTTTTTCTCCTGTAAAAAAGAAGCCTTCTTCTAAAGACGTATCGAAAGTACGTCCTTTATACTGTGCCATGTTTAATTTCTTTATATAATTTCCGACTATAGCATTGTCATTGCCATTATCACATGAATCAAAAATAGACTCATTATAATATAAATCATAAGCCATACATATACGTTGCATAGCCTTTTTTGTACTGTGATATTCAAGTGCATATTCGTTGAATTTTCTATTCAAACACTTTTTACATATAGGCAAA